GGTTGATAATTTCGTGGTATTTCTATGTCCGTGGTTGTACCCCCTGATGTTTGACGATATCCTACCAAAAAATTATCAACCAATCCACTACCTTTCATCCTAAAGAAATAACCACTACTTACAGAATAAAGACCCCAGGTTTTTACAGAAGTAATTGCATCTGACAAAGATAATTTTACCGCCATAGTAAGCACAATTGGGTTAGTAGCAGCGGTAAAATACCTATTACTAAAAAGAATTGTTTGCTGGATGATTCCTGGGTCTGCGTTCGGGTAATTCCTTAATTCAATTGCGCTTTGCTCAGGAATAAAACTTACTTGAGTATTTGATGAATAACTAGCACGAGTGTTTACCCGGTAAGACCAGGTGACACTTACAGAACCAATTGCTTGGGCTGCTATGTCACCTGTTTGATAAGTCCATTGATTTGGTTCAAGATCATATCTACTTACATTTCTGAATAAAACATAAGATTTGATTTGCCTGGTTAACGAGAAAGTATCGGTGATGGTTTCCGATGTAGGTTTCAAGATTGGTGAAATTTGTTCCGCATCCGATTGAGGCGGGAATACACCAATGCAACTAATGAGACTATCAGAAGCTAATGCAAAAGGATAAGATTCTGAAATTGGTTTTTTTCCAGCTTTAGATTGAGTATCTGCAATGTCCTCTGGTAGATGTATTTGTGTCATTGTTGCCCCCATATCAAAGAAGCTGTCACACTTGCTGATGATCCTGATAGTAAAGTTGCTACTACATAAAGAGTATCGCCCGCTCCTGTAGCTTGGGCTTCCCTGGCCAAAAATTCCCGATTATAAGCAAAGATATCTGTGAGATTGATTGTCTGTCCATCGCTTGTGCCACAGTAAAATGTTCCACACACCTTTCCGCCAGTGATTGTACCTAAACTTGTAGCCACAGAAATAGCACTCAGATCACCAGCCACAGCGGATGGGAAAGTACCTGTAAAAGTAGGATTTTTGATTAAGCTAAATGCTACCTGCGCAGTAGAACTTATGCTTAATTGTAAAGGATATGCTCTTAATTGATTGGGTGTACTGACGGAGGTAGCGGTAATGGTATTTGTGGAAGAAAGAATAGATGCTTTGATTTGTATTGCTAAAACAGGTGTAGGTGTAGTAGTACTAGTTACAGTGATGACTGATGAAGACGCACTGTATATTTCCATTGGTGTAGGATCGCCAGCATCAATACTAAAGCTAGTACCAAACGTACTTAAAAAAGCGCTTATATTTGGTAGTCCTGTTGCGTCAGCGCGCCGATATATCCTAAAAGTCAGTGGTTTATCAGGGTTTTTTAGCGATGGAAATTGCAAAGTATCTCCAATAGTAAAACTGTGCATCCTCACCCATCTTGGTTGTCCAGGTTTAGGAGTTTTATTCAAAGGCACATAAGCCCAAAAATCCGCTCCAGACGCACCGTACCAGCTATAGCGAATCCTAAACATTGTTAGGTTCATTGCTGATAAAGAACTATTGTGAAGACTTAATTTATACCCAGATGATGTAGTATTACCGTTTACATCAATTGCACCCTCATTTGAACCATCCAGTCTATTCCCATTGGTGGCATTAGCATATCCAGAAGCGGTTGAGTTACTAATCTCTACTATTTGCTCATAAGCGTTAGCATCCATTAAGTCACTATGTCCGTTTAAGTAAAGGATGTTATCTCTTTGTACAAGCCCTGATGTTTCTCCTGACGATGTCCGTCTGAAAGCTAATAATTTATCTTTTCCATTTTCATACAAAATTCTAAAACCATAACCATCAAAGTTGTCGAAAGCGCCATATTCTAAGACAACATTCTCATTAATAGTACCCCGTGAACATTGCACACCATAGGAACAATCCATAGATCGCCCTGGTTGATATGGGAAGTTTATCTTAGTTTGTAAGCTTGCGTAAGTCCGAGCAAAAGAGCCGTTGGTAATTGATAATTTAGCAGAACTCTTAGCACTATCAAATTGAATTTTTCCTTGAGAATTTGAATCTATTCGAGTTGCCCAAATCTTAGTATCAATATCATATCTGCGGACATTAGCAAATAATAATTGAGGTGTACCAAATCGGGGATTACCTAATAAATCCTGCTTGATTTCACTAGCACCTTCATAAGCATCAAAAACCGCTATAGGTGGATGGTCGGTGGCTAAAACCCCGGAAACAGAACTACTAGAAGGCTGTTTTCCTGGTTGTAATGGTACGCTTCTTCCTACTGTCACATCTGCCATGATTAAACTCCGTCGCTCCAATGATCTGTTAGTTTACAATTGCCTTGAATCAATCGAATTGTGTAGCCATTTGATTGTCTACAAATTACATCATATCCGTAATCTCCTGATTCTAAAAATTGGGTATCAGTGGGATCTATCGCTAAGTAGAAACTGTTGAAAGCATGAGTTCCAAACCATGCGATTGCACTTGCAGGAATAGCAGTAGTCAAAGGCTGAACCGCAATATTAGTTGCCCCTGCCAAGACCGCAGCCGTCAGTTTAGCGCTACCTACATATTGCCACCCGTCAGCAGTGCGAGTAGCAAAGTTTAATACTGTACCTGAAGGCATAGGCACAGATAAAGCACTTACAGTTATAGAGGTAGCATTAACAGCAGCATTAGCAGTAACAATAACTGTAGTTGCTCCGACTATGGCAAATGCAGATCCACCAATACTAAAGTTTATAGGCGATATAGAGGCAACGATTGAACCTACTGCTAATTCTGCTGTCAAGGTAACTGGATGAGCCACGCCACCATTATTAAACACCAAAGTCGTATCGCTGGGGATAACCCGTGTTACGTTAGCTACTGTCATAGAAGTTGATGTAGTAACAGTAGTCACAGAGCCACTAACAGTAATATTGGGTAAGTATGGAATAGCAGTGAAACTGGCACTAGAGAGCGATCGCACCAACAACCGCCCCTCGCCTATAGCCCTAGTACTAGTACTTGTGACAACAATTTGAGAATCAGTGACAGCAATTACCTTGCTTCCGGTAATTCCTGAACCTTCTAAAGTGATTAAGTCCCCGGGTCGGACATTAAGAGAGTTAAGAAATTCAGCTTTGTTGTCCGTAGGTGGATATCTTTTAATTAAAATAGTGCTACTGTTACTAGCTACAGTTCCGGTAAAATTATTTAATAAATTGTAGCCAGGTGATAATCTTCTAATTTCTGCAAATATTAAACAACCGCGTAAGTCTAAATCATAATCTGTGACTGTTACAGAAAACTCTGCTGACTCACCTTTTTTAATCTCTAAATCTAACGTAGAAGTTTCAAATTGCGGGGATAAAGTAGTGGTCATAAAAATCTGTTCAAAATATTAATGGAAGATAAATTAAAGTTTTTTTCATTTGCATCAGGGTTCTGTAATGCAAGTCTTTCTATTTGTTGTTTTAAATCACTATTTTCCAATTTTAAGCTTTCTATCTTTAATTGTAATTGATTATTATCTAATTGTAATTGATTATTATTTAAAGTCAATTGCTCTGTTTGTAATTGCAACTGATTGTTGTTTAAGCGTAATTGATTGTTGTCTAATTGTAATTGTAAATTTTGTTTATAGACGACTAATCCTCTTACTTCGTCTAATTCACAATCATAATCAGGTATAATCCAATTTTCTGTGGGCAAAAAAGCTGCATCAGGTGATAAAGCATAATCAACCAAATAAACTCTATCATTGGGTGTAGGAGCTAACTGAATATCAATTAATCCATCATTAATTTCATAAACGGAAACTCCCGATAAACTACCAATGAAAGGTACATTGGGTTTAACCCTGATGTACCCAATTTTAATTTCCAAAGTTCCTGTAACTCGTACCATGTATTAACCTCTAATTCTACTTACTGAAGGAAAACCACCAAACTTTAAAGTATTGTCGTGATACTGTCTACAAGCGTCTAAATCTTTGCGACAAGCCCGATTAGCAAAGGTTGTTATATTGCCAGAAATATCAAAACTTCTATTATTGGGTGCTTGACAATCGTCATCGCCAAGGATGTACTCACATCTTCTGGAATATGTCCTAGCAGGTAATTTTTTTCTCTCTAAAGAATAGGGAGAAAGGGTAAATACAAATTGATTTTGATACTCGCCCGTGTACTGACTGACTTCTAAATTCAACGGAAAAAACTGACTAGCATCTGCCGTGGGTTGACCATCCAAAAACATTGGCAATGTCTCTTTAACAAACACTTCTGCTTTGATGACTGAATAATTATCAATAATATTTCCTACCAGTCCAGAAATATCAGAAATGGTCAAAGAAGCCCGCGCTTCTACACTTTCACCTGAACGACTAAAGCTACTTAACTGGCACGGAAAACCTTGGTAGGAAACACCACCAAAAGATACCGTCCCGTAATTGCAAATCTTAATATCAAATTCTGAAGTTTTGACTTGAATTAAATCAATAAAAATCTCAGAATCTAATAATTGATTTTCTGAAATTAAGCTCATAATTCTTTAATAAAGTCAGAAGAAAGCCACTCATGTAGTAAAGGATCTCTCGTTTCATCCTCCAAAGAAGTAATTTTGATATGTGCTGTTTTCACTACTCCACCATCAAAAACAAAGCTTTTAGCAATGTACAGATCCTCATCTTTTAATAAATAAACACAACCAGTTAATTGCATGATTAAAACCCTTTTAATAAGACATATCCCATAGCAACCCCACTACCCGCGCTTGTGACAATAGCCCGTACTAATTGAGCATTAACGTTACTTACGGTACTTGTAACTGTTGAATTAGCTATCGCTGTTAATGTTGATCCAATAGCATACCAACTAGTGCCATTATCATCTGAACCCTGTAGTTGCAAACTAGGAACTGTAGTAGCTGCGCCTATATTAATAATTAATTGAAATCTATCGCAATTCTGAACATTTAAGCTAGACGTAGTACTATTTAGTGTAGTTAATACTATGCTACGATCAATTAATTGGCGAATGCTAGACACTGAATCTGAACTTTGAAGTCTGTTGATTGAACGAGTGAAAGAAGGTGATGTACCACCAAGTGTTTGTACGTATCTAATTCGGTTTCCTAGTAATGCAAGTTTAGGGGATCTGTACTGACCAGTGGCAGTAATCCGTGGAAAAGAATACACGGTGAACCAATTAGTACCTGTATCATCCGATTCCTGAATATCAACATCAAAGGTTGGGTTTGTTCCACTTACTGCTGATACACTGAAAAAAACAGAATAACTACATCCAGAAACGGGTGTAATTGTAGAACTGTTTGCAGTGGTTGTTATAGCACTAGATGTAACATCAGTAACCAATAAAGGTATTCCTAAATTTGCTGATGATACTGTAAATATTGTTCCGCCGACAGGAACAACAGGTATGTAATTGGTGTTACCAACAGACCTAAATCCTTGTATGTACACTGAGGTATTAGAAAAAGATTCAATGCTTAAATGCCCTAAAGTAAATGTTGTACTTGATGCTGGGCTGGTTGTACTGTTGAAATTCCAAAGAAATACGTATAAACTAACATTTGCATCTGGGATATTTTCATAACGAGAAGCACGAGAACTGAAGATAGGACCGGTTGTACTAGCTCTTACTTGATCAAACCAAAATACCTCTCTTCCTGTAATTTCTGTTTGTAGTACAGTACCAGGTGATAAAGTTGTGTTTATGGCAGCTACTGTATCACCAGGTGCCCAGCCGTTGCACTGTGCGTCAACGTTTATACTTGTAGCTGTTGTACCTGTCAGTAAATTTCGGACATAATTTCTACCAAATAGAGTACAAGTACCTGTTCCTGTGGCACTCCATCCAGATACAGTAAAATTCAAAGTATTTGTGTCTACAATGGCTGCTATGGCATACCTACCAGGTGCGCCATTGCCTCCGCTAATTCCCCCGATATTTATAAATTGTCCAAGATTTAATGAAGTAAATCCGTGATTAGGCACGGTTATATTTACTGATGTAGCTGATTGAATATTGTAAGCAAGATTTTCACCTATAAGGTCTGCCAATAATATGGCAAAGTTTGAGTTGGCAATGCGTTGAGAGGTAATAATACTCGTTCTCATTCGCATTGAGCCAGTATAAAAAGTTCGTGATCTAGCTAAAAACTCAGCATTAGCAGTTGTTCCACTAAGTATATTTAAAGTTCCATTAGCTTGGTTGTATGTTACGCCAGTTCCTACTACTGGAGTTTGTACAAAAAAAGGATCAATGACACTTGTTCCGCTACCACTAAATACAGCAGTATCAATAATTTGGCTATCTTGACGTATAGCAGGAATATAAGGAGAGTCCGATGTTCCATCCCCTGTAGCTTTGATATATTCCGCTGTTCCTCTTACCCCTAAAACAGGTTGATTCATGTTTTTAATTTATAATAATACTCAGAAAATTTTAGCATAAAAACACCGCTTTGTGCAACTTTATTTAGCGTAAAAACGCATAGTAAAACTACCGCTGCTGTTATCACTAAAAGAGTTCAAACTCACTAAATATCCCCACAAAGAAGTGCTGTTATCCAATAATTTAAAAGTTGTATTTACCAAGATTGTTTCAGCTACAACCGTCCCCCCACCCCTGGCTAAGTTTGCAGTTAGATTAATTCCATTCAATGTCAACATAGAAGTTCTATTTGCCGCAGGAAAACTGAAAGACTGATTATTTGCAAATGTTGTAGATGGACTTGCATTAAATAAATACAGTGCAAAATCACTCATGCCAGAAGGCATTGTACTTAAATTAAATATAATACTAATATTGGTTAAATTAACAAATCCACCGCTAATACCTATGCCAGTAATCTCAAATAGATTGCCATAAACTCTATTAAGAGCGTAATTTGTTGTAGTAGATGGCTTTGTAACAACCACTTCCTTAAAGTAATTTGGTGTACGAGATGTCACGCTACCAGCGATCTCCAATGTAGTATCGCAACCCAATATATTTACATCTGGTACGTTTGTAAAAGGAGGTAGTGTACCACTAATATTAAAAGCTGTATTAGTGAAAGTCAAGCTTGGTGCGGTTCCTAGATTAAAAGTAGGAGTAGTTGCAAAAGCAGGTAAAGTGGCCAAATAAAATTGGGGAACATAAGGAGAAGCAGCGGTGCCAGCACCCAGCGCCTCTCTGTATTCAGTAGTTCCTTGCGAGCCGATATAAGGTTGTGCCATAATTAATATCCTTGATTATAATTGTTGATTGAAAGTTGCACTTATTTCCCATAAATAAGTGCCTTGGTTTGTGACACTCCATTTATCACAAATAAATTCTTTATATTCATAGTATTCATTAGGTCGCCACCTAAATCTAGTAATACCTCCGTATTGCTTAAAAATAGAAGTAATATCATTTTTGGATTGGGTATTTAACTTAGGAATAACTATATCATAAACTATTCTAACTGAATTAGGCGCAGTTAATATTTGACTATAACCATCTCCCAATTTTGTAGTTTGCTGAAAGATAGTTTTATTAATAGAAAAATCCCATTTAATTGGTGGCAACATCAAGATTGGTACTGGCATTAAAATTCTCCTGTAAAAATAGTATAGTTCTTACCACTAAAGTCAGCGATCGCCTGTTTGGTTAATAATGATTGTATATAAGCACTAACTTTATTATTAATAGTAATAGCAGCTATTCTCACATAGTAATCCCCAAGACTAACATTATCCCATCTAGCTGACAATTCAAAAGTTTCAAGGGGACTGCTCCATTCTGAATCTTGCGATTTTTTGTATTGCAAGCTGTAGCGGTCGGTATAAGAATCACTAACTATTTTTGTACAGGTAATAGTTCCAGTGGCTGGGGTAGTAGTCCATCCAGAAAAAGGAAAGCTGAACTGATTGTTACTGATTTTAGTAATAGTATAATAATTATTATAAATTGATTGAGTAGCTCCTTTAATTAATATTAAATCATTGGTATTATAGCCATGATTTTGTGATGTAGTCACCGTTGCTGTTGTTCCTAAAAAAGCCATACTGGTAACTGTAAAAGTACTGTTATTGAGTTCTTTTTGCGGTCGTTGCCAAGATGCTAATAAAGCGTAAATATCGGTGTTTCCATAATTAACTTTAATTAACTCTGATTTTAAATTAATTGGTGGTGAAGCAACTACTGGTAAAGTCTCAACAACAATGTTATTAGGGATAACAATATTGGTTTCAACTAAAGTATAAAAATCAACCATAGGTTTTAGCAGTTATCTCAAATAAAGACTTATTTTCTGAGTCTGGGACTACATCAGTGACTCTGTACAATTGCACTTTATTGGTAGTATCAATTATTTGCCATGGTGATTGAATTTGTGGCAATGTAGTCAATGGTGTACTGAAATTAATCTCTGTAAAAGTTCCTGCGCCATTAGTAATATTTCTTTCAATTACTGTCTCATCAGATAAAGTTAAATATATCTTCTTGTTAGTATTTGATGTTAATGTTACAGGCGCATCTAAAGTTACTTTAGTAGTAGTTACAGCAGAAACCAAGCCACCAATTCTTACTTTGTTTTTAGCACTATCAGAAACTTGAATTACATCACCGGGTTGGAAAAACATTGCTCGCGCTCGCACCTTACAAGTCAGAAATATATTATTAGGTAAAGAACTAAAAATAGTCCTTCTCCCTGACCGAATGGCAGCCCCTCGTCGGGTTTCTCCTAATAAAGCGTATTCCTCAATTTGGACTCCATATTTATCAATAGAAGCTGGGTCTTCTACAATTTCTGGTATTTGTTCCCAGTCTTCAATGGTAGATTGGTAAGATACTTTAGCCACAGTTGTTACGGTGTTCAACTCTTTAGTTTGATAAACAAATTTACCCTCCTCCACATCTGCGTTAGTCAATATTTTTGGTAATGCAGTTGTCGGTCTATCCTGCCAAAAACTTAACTGTGTACCGTTCCAATAAGGTTTAGCATACATGGTAGAGCAAATAGCACGAATCATCTCTATAACTACCTCTTGTCCCCCTGTACCTAAAATTGCATTAAATAAAAATCTTCTTTCTAATCCCCCGTAGCCATTATCTACATACCCATTGTTGTACACACTACATTGATATAAAGCAAACTTGTCAATGTAAGATTCAGGAATACCTAATTTAAATCTAGGTTCAGTTAATAGATAATAGACAATCCAAGCCGGGTCAGCAGTTGCTTTAGTAGGTAAATAAAAATTACCATTCCAGCTACCACTAAAATCTGTCCCACTGTCAGTGGCGTTGACTGTAGCATTGCTAGG